ATACCTCTATCAATAATCATTTGTTTAGTAATCGCACTTTCACTTTCAAAGTATATTACACCACCCTCTGGATTTTTATCCAGAAAGTTTTTACACATACCCATAAGAAAAAATGTTTTACCAGTTGCACTTTCACCAGCGATTGCAGTAATCTTGTTTGCTGGTAGTCCACCATTTATTGAACCAGATAGTAATGCATTTAAAGCATATGAACCAGTATCAATAAACTCTTCAACATCACCAGCTTCAACTCCATCTGAAACTAATGATGCATATTCGTTACCAGTTGTTTTGATAACTTCTTTTAAAAAATCAGGCATAAAATCTCCTTTTCAACATTGTACCATATTTTTTATATTTGTCAATCCATAAATCCATCTAAACTAGATGTTTGTGAGGATTGATATGCTTTCTTCCATTTACCATTGATACCTAATTTTATAATTCCTTTCCACGGCCCAGATTTAGTCATCTTCTCTTTCAATGATACGAACTCTGGAAATGCAGACACAAGTTTTCTACAAGCATTATTGTGAAACTCAATATCTCTGTATTCAGAACAACCACCAGATGCTTGACTTACGCCTGGATTAACAACATATTTGTATATGATACGATTAGCATAACCTTTAGTGAGTAGTTGTAAATTCACATGATAATCTTCTGCACCATCTAATGACCAATCTATTTTAGGTATCTCCTCAGAGAGTGCAACACCATCATACCACACATTACTTATTATACGACTATTATCAATATGTGGATATTTACCAACTGGATTATTAATAGTTGTTCCAATCCCACCGTGAACAAATCCATCGTCAATAGCATTATTAATATCAGATAACATTTGTCCAAAACTTTCTTCAGTTATAGGACTCTTTTGAACTTTACCAGTAGTTTCAAAATCTGATTTTGGAGTATTTAAATAAAAATCACTATCATCATCTATAACCCAAAATCTAGATTGTCTTTTGATTCCCCACTCATAAGATATTTGTTCTCTAGTCTTTGCAATACCAATGTTATCACCTTCTGTAACCCACACATTAGAATGTACTTTTTTAGCTTCATTCTCCTCTTGTGGTTGCACGACAAGTGTAGTTTGTTCCCTATACTTTTCTGGAATGGAAGTAAATGTTACGGGCCCATACTTTAACCTACGAAATGTAGGAATAATTATATTAATCAGTATTATCTCCTTTTATAATAATAAATATTCTTTTTCAAAACTCTTAAACTCCTCGGATAATTCAAAAGGAAAATCAAAAACATATTTACCAGTATTCTTATTAAATAGTTTATTAACACCAGCAGCTTCATATCTTTTTTCTGTTGGAACTCTTAATCTTAAAACATTTCCAGTTGTTTCATCATTTACAGTATACTTTTTAAACTTGTTGTTCTCTTTTACTGTACATTTTACTGTGATTGAACAAACCAACATTTCTCTAAAAAAATTATCTAAATTATCTTGAAATAAATCCCACCTTGTGCAAATAAAGTGTGCATAAGTTTGTGGTGAGAAAATGTGGTCATTTGTAGTTAATTTTGTTTTTTCTTCTCCATCTAATAACCTATCAACTAAAATACTTTTAGCATCTGGAGTAATATAACCAGAGATTTTTGTTAATGATGCTTCATAAATTACCCTAGTTATAGAGCGTCTTGCAGAAATAATCTCCCAACGATTACCATATATTGGGTGATTCAAACAACCCTCTAATGCAATATAAGCAGTTAAAAATCCTTCAGCTTGTGGTATTGATAAATCATACTTTTCAACTAATTCATAAAACTCTTTATTATACATCTGTTTTAACTCCAGTCTTCCATTTATCTGATTCATATTGTTTAGGAAAGTTTAGTGTCAATTTACCCTTCTTAAATTCTTTGTCCTCGTACTTGGTAACAATATCCTTACAGAAGTCATAACAATATTTAAGAGAAACTTCTTTTTCAATTCTTTTTCTCTCTTCATTTAATTGTTTTAAATCAGTAGTATGGTTAACTTTAATTGACATAGACACATCTTCGCCTTTCATCAATTTATTAACTACAATCATAAGTAACCTTGAATTATTCCAAATGTTATCTCCAATCGCAAGTGCAGCAGTTGTATCAAGCACTTTTCCATTAGTTAATGATGAATATTCATTTTTTATTTGAGTCTCACTTAATGGTCTATGAGCATCAATCTTTTTACCCATTTTCCTCAGACAACTTTCAAATATAATTCTTTTATCAGACTGTGACTTTTGTAAATTTTTTACTCTGTCTTCAAGGTCAGTTTGAGAAAAATTAGGAACTGTATTCCACATATTTAAAAGTGAAGATATACAACCTTCATTAGTTAACATTTTCTTTTCAAAACTATCTTTTATTTGATTTTCAAGTAAATTGTAATCTAACTCTGCTTGTAAGTCATTAAATTTACATATTGCAGTCCACATATATTCTTCATCTGCACCTACATGACCCTCTTTTCTATGGTGTCCAGCTTGTAAAACACCATCCTCATTAATGACAGGAGGAACATAAGCGTGTCCAGCATAATGTCCACCTTTAATAACTTGTTCAATATCATCAATATCAGTTTGAACCATTACCTTATCTCTAGCAGGATTTTTAAAATCAGATATGATATCTGATACTTTCACTAGAGCAAACATAATAAAAGTCATTCCCTTTGATGAATACGGAACATTTTTATATTTTATGGCAAAATCAACCAATTCTTGGTCTGGTAATTTGTACCTAAATGGATATTTTTTCATAATATACTCTCTCTTTTTTGATTATGTTTATATTATACTTTGTTTTTATAACAATGTCAAGTCTTTTTTATAAAAAATCTTTTAAGTTTCCACTTTCTTTAGCTGCATATTTACCAATAAGTTTTTCTTGTTTACCATAAACACCTACTGTTGCAAGTCTTCTATCACAATATGCAACACAACTAAACCTTTGTCCAGAACCTTTTATCTTTGTAACTCCGTGTACTTCATTACTATCTGCAATAATTACTGAATTGTCTGGTGCATCAACAGCAACTCCATATCTAGGAAACACTAAGTATGCACCTTCAAAATCACCCTCTCTGAAAACACACATTGATGTAAGTCCAGCATCTGTATCTCCACTATCAATATGAGCAGACATCTTTGCAGATTGATATGCAGAATATCTATTTGCAGAAAGTGTAGTAAATATACCACCACCAATTCTATGTTCTGGTTTTATATTATTATCTGCAAAACTTTTTTGAGATTTATATATCTGTTCGTTTGCTTTCTTAAATGCAATCTCATTCCATTTAGATATCTCTTGAAGTTTTTCCCACTTCTCTTTATTGTCTTTACACCAACCAGATGAGTCTATTGCACCAGTAAATCTTCCTCTTTTATATCCTATCATTACTGAATGTATTGCATTACTGTATGCAATCATACCCCACTTACCAGATTTAGTTTTTACATAATAAGAGTTTGGTGTTCTTAACTTATAATGTTCACCCTCTATCAAACCCTTTTCTTTCATTTCTTCTTTATCAATAGGGCCAGAACAATTTGCTCTCATTGTAGATGTATCTTCTATTGTTGTGAGAACATCTCTAATATCGTCATTAGGATATACATTGTTTATAACATATGCAAGAGGAACATCAGAACCATCTAATGACCTTACTGGTTTCATTATTCCTAAATCTTCTTTTTGTGTAACTTTATAAACTTTATCGTAAGATGAATCATCTAAGAATTTACCATTCCATTTTTCAAATGTTTCTTTCTTACCATAATCTTTTTCTAATACTATCTTTCTCATTTTGTTTCCTTATATGGTTTTAGGATATTATCATAAATGTTTTTAGATAAGTAGTGCATTTGTAGTGGTGCAACCATCAACCCTATCCTCGCAAGGTTGTCATCTAATTTACCAACAAGTTTGTAATCTTCTGGTAATGTCATTATTCTTGCAGCTTCAATAGTAGTAAAGATTCTATCTTCCTCTGGGTGTAAATGAACTGCAAGAGAAGTTCTTAATCCTTGTTCAGATAAAGTATGACTTGGTTGATTCCAAGGAACTCTTCTTGATTGATAAAAACTATGTTTCTTATCTGGAATACTTTTACCCCATTTCTTTCTATGTGCAATTAGTTTATCATACCAAGGCCCTACAACATCATCACCAACAGATACTACTTTATCTGGATTCTTTTGTAATCTTTTTAACCACTTATATTTAGCACTTTTCTTCATAGACTCTTTTAATTCATATGCTTCAGATATATTTTTATTTGTCTTTTGTATATCGTATATAGCATCTTTAATATTATATCTTTCTTCTTTTGGGTCTGGAAATATAGAACTATCTAAACACATAAAAGGTAATCCTATATCATCTAATACATCTTCTCTAACTGATACTATAAAAACTCTTTCTCTCTTTTGTGGAACTCCGTGTTCGTGTCCTTTTAAAACTCTCCATACAGTATGATATCCGTGTGATTCAAAATCTTTTACCATTCTATTTAAATGGTCTCTTGCATAATCCATTGTAAGACCTTTAACATTTTCACAAACAACGACTCTAGGTTTTAAATCACCAACGATTCTAATCTGTTCCCAAGTTAAATCTTCAATGTTTTTTTGTTTCATTCCATATGCAGTTTTTTCTTTATTCCAACCTTTTTGTTTTGTACCAGACATACTAAATGGTGGACAAGGTGGTGAACCATCTAATATATCTAACTCACCAGGCTTTAGTCCAGTCATTTCTATTATCTGTTGTCCAGTAACATTTTTAATATCACCACAAATATGAGGCGTGTTTGGAAAGTTTGCAAGATAATCATTTACTGCAACTTGTTGAAACTCATTTACAAATAAACATTTACCACCAGATAGTTTATATCCACAAGAAGAACCACCACCACCAGCAAAGAAACTGATAAATGTAAACAATTCTCTATTCGCAGACTTTTCTAAATCGTCTAATGTATATCTAAAATAATTACCCAAAGAAATCCTCTAAATTACCTTGTGTTCCGTAAGTACGGTCTATGTTCCATTTTATCGTATTTAAAATTAATGTCAAGGGGTCAATGAAAACTTTTTCAAACTGTATATCATAATCAACAAAACTGTGTATGTCAAACTCTTTAGGAAGTTTAGTAATGTATGTAATTACATTTGAAGTAAAAGGATTAGGTTGTTTTAAATAAACAAACTTAATCTTATCTCCCTCTTGTATCAAAGGGTATTTGTTTATAAGTCTATTTTGTTTTATCTTGTGATTGTATATCAACGCACCTTTTATGTGCATAGGTGTTGACTTTTTAAATGTCGTTCCACTATCAAAGTATTTTGATAAACCTTTTACTGAGCGAGGAAACGAAATCAGTTCTGGTTTTACTTTAAGAAACTCTTCTCTAAAATTAATTACAAACTTGTTTAATTCTTTTTCATCACTTGTCATTATAAGTTCAAGTGCATCTTTAATCTTTTGTCTACATATTGCAGGCGTTGATGACTTGACAGCTTCAATACCCATCATCTTTAACTTTGGTTCTTTGTATGATACACCTTCACTATCCCAGACATTTAGAATATATCTTTTCTTTGCAACCCAGATACCTTTGTCTGCAATCACTTCTCGTTTCATAAACATCTTATTTGCAAATGCATTTGTGTATTGTTTAAGTTCATCATACGATTTTGTAATATATGGTTCAATAGATTCTAATGCAACCTTATCTAGAAAGTTTATTGTTTTAGATAGTGCATTATCACTTTTAATTGTTTTAGTAACAAGTTTATCCAAAGTCAAATAAACAGAATCAGTATCAGATGCAATCACATAATCTTCATCTGTTTTTAAAATATTGTTTAGATATTTGTTAAGTCTATTTTCAATCCAACGAATAGATAATTGACCACTCTTTGTAATACCTTCTGCAATCGCTTTGTCGTAATAACGAAAGTATTGATTACCTATTGCACCATAAGCAGAGTTCAAAGAAATCTTACGAGCCATCTGAATATTGTTATAACGACTTATCAGTTTCTTATACTTGTTATCTTTTGTGTTTTCAAATTCTTGTTGTGCAGATAACATTTTCTTTTTGTAAGTCACTCGTTCATTGTATAACTCTTCCATCATAGTTGGTAGGAAACCTTTTTTATCTGTTCTAAACAATGCACCATTTGGTGTCATAGTAGTTTTGTCTGGTATGTTTAGTTTGATACCTTTTAACATATCATCAACTGTAATATCTTGATGTTTACTTTTCAATAATGTTTCTGGTGAAAGATTATATTGCATAATCAAATGTGGATATAGTGAATTCAAATCAAATGACACAACCCACTTATGTAAACCAGTAATCGGTTCTTTTACATATGCACCCTCGTATTGTTCGTTTTTACTGTGTGATGATTTTTGTGGTATAACAATCTTTCTTTTTCTCAAGAAGTTGTAGATTAGAATATCCCAATACTTAACTTGACCAAACACATCTGAATAATTTACTTTACCCTCATAAGCCATAGTAAGTGCAAGGTCAATCAGACCCATCTTATCTTCTAGTTTATCAACGATTTCCACATCTTGAATGTTGTAGTCAATGAAAGATTGAAAGTCATTTTCATACCACTCTCTAAATGTTTCATATGGATTTTCATCTTTCTTTTCACCAAGTTCAACACTTGCGATATAATCTAACTTGTATGATTCTTGTCTGGTATAAGTAAACTTTTGATAGAGTTGTAAGTAATCATATTGTGATACACCCATAATATCATACATCAAATGATTTCTACCCATACTATAAATCTGTCTTGCACTAACATTTTTCCAAGGCGATAGTTCTCGCATTTTATCTTCACCACAAACTTGTTTGATTCTATTTGCAAGATAAGGAATATCAAAGAAGTCTGTATTCCAACCAGTAATGACATCTGGATAGTTCTTTGTCCAGAAAGACATAAACTCCATAATCAAATCGTGTTCGTTAGGACAACGAATATAAGTGACATCTTCTCTTGTATTTTTGTAGGGTTGAATACCCCACACTATAATCTTTTTAGATTGTTGATTTTTTACTGTAATAGAAAGTAAAGGTTCTATTGCAGATTCTGGATTAGGAAAACCGTTTTCACATTGAACCTCAATATCAATCGTCATAATTAATAGTTTGTCAATGTTCCAGTTTACCTTTTGTGGAAATGTATCTGAAATATATGTGTATGCAAATCTGTTTAGTCCGTGAACAAGATGAGGCTGACTTTCGTATTTGAGAAGAAAGTCTTTTGCATCTTTTATACAATCAAATTGATATGGTGTTACAGATTTACCATCAAGAGTTTTCCAATCAGTTTGTTTCATTACTGGAACAAACAAAGTTGGTTTATATTTTAATCTAAAATTAACTCTTTGATTATTATCAA